ATCCTAGACTCAGCCCCTTTTCTGGAACCCTCACTTTCTACCACTTCTGTATCAGCTACATCTGAATCAGCTTCAGTCGACACTTCTGCTTCATTAGACGCTACCTCAACCTCCGTAGTCGCTGTTGTTTCATCAACCGGCGTAGTTGATTCGCTGGTCTCTTCCCCAGCGGTTTCGTTTAACGCCATGTTTTGGTCATCATTCATGATGATCCTCCCTTTTAATACTGCACCTTTAACGCAATGCGAGAGTACGTCAATCAATAAGCCGTCACTTATTAACTGACCTCTTCCGCATTATCGGTTTACCACTATCATCTTCACCCACCATCATTTTATTAATCCCCACGTAGACTGCGTGTTTAAGCTCACACGATATACAGACGAGATATGGCCCCTGCTGTCGCCACTCATGCCTTCCGGGTGGCACGAACTGATACGCTGGTTTATCAAAATCAAGTAACTCTTCATTTGCTTTCAACTGCTTCTCCGACATCGTTAACCTTATCCATGAGCCTATTAATAATGCCTTTGGTGTAGTTGATGATCAAGGTGTTCTTACCGATCTCTTCCAGGGATATCGTGCCGCCCTCAATCGCCCTCATGTTCATCCCGTCTAACTCTTCTAAAAGGTTCTTTACTGTGTTGTTAAAGATCTGCCACCCTTTTGACTTGGACATGGAATATAACGCCATCTCCTCCTCGGTGACCTTTGCCTTCTTTGCTATGTCTCTATCCCTTAGGCTAACAAACTGGTTGTAAAAGTCCGGTTTGGTAGCTCCTGTATCCTTGGTCATCCTATCCCTTTACATCATAGGTTGTTCCGGTGCCATTGGCTGCTGCACCGGTGGTTGTCCTGGCGGTTGTCCACCACCAGACATCATATCCATCATTGCTTGCTCAAACAGTTGTCCGTCTCTTTCTAGTATGGACTCAGCCATGTCTTCCTCTGTCTGCTCTACCAAGACGGTATCCCAATCTTGTATGCCGGAGTTGACCATGCCCTTCTTAAATAACTCACCAAAGTCAAACTTGTAGCCGCTTTGTTCCAGTGCTTGATCTAGTAAGTTGCCCTGCGGCGTCTGTGAGCCAAGATACATCTGGATGTATTGCTGGATGTTTTTAAGCTGCACTTCCTGATCCACCGCGTATGTAGAGCCAGACTCTATCTCGTAGTCCCACATATTAGAACCGGTAATGCTTTTGTCTATTGAGAGTTGTCCAGCTTCCTCATCGTACATTTCTTCTATCTCAGGATAGCTTCGTGCTAGTTGTCCTAACTCGTCTTTGAACATCCTGACCGTGATAGCACTGTCCTGCTTCTTGCTGATAAGGTTGATGAACTTGCGGTAGACCGAACTCACAAAACGTTCCATGTAATACCTGTCGGCGTTGTCCCGGCTGTTCTCTCGTGCTTGTTGCAGGTTTAATGCTTTAGGAGTCTTGCCGTAGCCTGAGTCAATCTCTTTTGAAGTAGCGGTGTCTGTCGTACCAAAGAGGTTGAGCAGTGCTGCATTACCCACCTGATAGGTGTTGTTAAAGGTGGAGATACCCTGTGGGTTTAGTTGGATCGGTTGAGCTACGTTACTGATGTTGCCCCTGGCTAACCACTTAGCCCCAGGAATGTAGTTAATTGATGAGGGTACTGCCACCTGATCCTTATTGAGGATAACCGGAGGAAAGATAGACATACGCACTGCCCCGTGATAGAGGTTCCAGATAGAGTCGATTGTCTTCTGAAGCGGCATACCACGCTCAAAGTCGCTCATGCCAAAGAAGTCACTTAGTAACGGAATAGCGTACTTGCACACTACCGGTAGCTCTCCGTTATCGTGCTGGTTCTCGGTGTCCCTAAATTCCATGTCAGCGTCCACACAGTAGTCTACCCATCGATCACGCTCATACTGGCTTAATACCTCAAAGTAGCCTTTACCCTTAGCTGCTTCTTTGCTTGGATATTGGTCGTGTTCTCGTTGATCTATGTCGCTATCGTCCCTGTCGGTCTTGCTGCCGGTCTTGTCTGAGAGCTTGGTAATAATCTTGGATAGGTTCTTGTAATCGCCCTTGTTCTTGCTTTTGGCCAACCCCTCGAAATATGAAAGCGGCTTCCAGGTTCTAATTATGACGTAGTCGCTATCCTCTAAAGATACTGCGCCCACCTGTGGGAATACGTCTCTAATGTTAAGCAACCACATGTCCGGGCCAATATAACCGTTGCGCTTCACGTCCCAGTCCACCATAGAGAAATAGTTGCCGTAGATGTTGGAGTACATGTCTGCCATCCGAAACTTTGTCAGAAGATCAAACTGAGCATTGGCGTTTATGTTGACGTACTTATCTATGATGAGGTTCATCAGCATTGCCCCACCCATGTCGTTCTTTGAAATACCACGCACCTTGCCGGTGGCTAGCTGTGACATAACCCGATATGAGCGTTCCAGCGTGAATGTTGCCAGCTTTGGATCTGATATCTGCGACATTTCCTCTTTGGAGATAGAGTCGGCTAACTGGCCATGAAAAAGACGCTCACAGTCGTCCCATAATTCTCGTTTGGTGGATAGAGCGTCCCAAGCCGCTTCTTTTCTTGTTAAGATATCATTCCTCAGCTTTGACATAGTTGCTTTCGATAATTATAAAAAAAGCCAACACCTTATGTGCTGGCCCGAACCTCATCATTTAGGCATTGACCTTAACCTGCCTATAATATTAGCAGACGTAACTTGTGAGTGTCAATAGCGTATGCGCTTGTTTACTACCAAGTTAATACTATCGAAGATTACCTTGCCGTCCTTTAGCTTCACATTGACGGTTATCTGACCATATCCGAGTTTTCTTGCTTCGTTCTCAACGATAGCGTGAAACGGAACGTTATCTTTTAAGAGCGTTGAAAGTCCGCTACTTTCTTGGTAATAAATCCGCGTAATCCTTTGCTGTAACTGTGTCATATTTAGAATAGTCTACGATCTGCCCCTGGTTAATTCGTAATGTGAATGTGTGTTGTCCGTCTTTGCGCTCTTTGATATCACGCTCTATGTCTATGTGAGCTTGGTAGTTGTGAGGATCGATTATCTCTTCTAGCTTCATAGTCTCCCTATCCACGCTACATCATCCGGTATGTCTACCTCATCCTCCTGCGGCATAAGCGAGTTGATAGCGTAGCGCACTGCGTCCATGTGGTGGTCAAAGCCTACTTCCGGCACGTTTATTACTCTATCGTCTTTATCCTTCTGCCATAGGTAATTGCGGTACTCTTTAATAGCGTTGACACTGCGCTTGGTGATAGAGATACGCTGCTGCTGCACGTACTGGATACCCTGTAAGACACTTCCCTGACCTTTCTTTGACGGCATGATACTCACCCCGTAGCTCATGATCTCGTCTATGCTCTTAGGCTCCGCACTGTCAGCTATCGTAAGGCTCTTCTTCTCTTGGTTGTTTAGAATGTCCGCAATCTGCTTGTTTGAGAGTCCCTTTTGGTGAGTCACCTCGTCCACTATGTAGCCCCCGTTGTAGTAATAGATAGCGTCTATGGCTGTAGGATCGTTGGTATAGCCAAAGTCTAGTCCGTATCGCTCTAGTCGTGCTTCGTGAGGTATCTCGTCTATGATAAGCCAGTCCCGGTAAATCTGTGTCTCTAGCTCTCCCAGTTGCCCCTCACCGTAGACGCGCCACCATGCTTTGTTATGCTTGTAGATCTCTAGGTTCTTTATCTGCTCCTCGGTCATGGCTTCGTTATCTTTGTAGGTTAAAGTGATGAAGTCATGCTCTACGTGCGGAGCAACGTCGCTGTACCACCAGAACTCATTGACCGGGTTCCAATCAAGCCAGACGATCTCTCTTGTTCTTACATCCAACTGCCTGAATGTTTCCAGTGGTATGTTGTTGGCTTCGTTGATGAATAGAATATCCCGTCGTGGTCCTCGTACCTTGGATGACTGATCGGCTGAAAAGAACTCTAGCTTTGATCCACTTTCAAAGTAATAGAGGTGTTCGGTCTTGTTCCAAAGCTCCGGCTTCCAGTATCCATGCCCCTCCATGATGTCCTGAAAGTCACGCATGGCACCACGTGATAGATGGGGATAGGATTCGCTTACCACACTGATCAACTTGTCTTTATTCGTCTGCGCTTTGTCAATCAACCACATCAAAATACTGATAGTCTTTGAAGCAGAAGTACCGCCGGAGACTGCTCTAATCCGCTTATTCAGCTTCAATATCTTGTGTGTCGCCGTCACCGGCTTGTATTTCATTCGTCTGTCCTCCCAGTATTGGAGATACGTTTACTTGTACGTTGGTTTGGTTGGCATTCTTAAACTCCCGTTTCTCTAACCACCACTTGGCACTAGAGATATCCTTGTTCTTTACTATGTCATCCACTACTACGTTTTTGGCTACTATATCCGCGTAATGTTGTGCTGCTTCCATTTTGGTTAGGAAACTGCTGTCACGTTTGATGTGTTCGTAATATGTCGGTTTTGAAATTCCTGCGTAAGAGCAAGCTTCTGCTACTGTTCCGCCCACCTTGAATATGCTCTCAAGTTTCTTAACCACCTCATTCGTTACAGCTAGTGGCCTACCGCCCGGGTGTTTGGCTAGTTTATTCATTTTCTTCCAACAATGCCACCAGGCATATCCCGTAATTTATGATGTCCACCACTCTTGATTTGATTGGCTCGCTCTCTACCTGCGGATTGACCGGATCACGTTTGATTGAATTGATAATGGCGTCAACGTGTTTGGTAAAGTACAGGCTCCAGACCTGGTACTTAGTTAGTCCTAGCTTATCAGCGTTGCGCTTGAAGTTAGCAAGAGCGTCAGTATCGCTAGAGTAGTCTTTACCCTTAGCTTTCAAAACTCCGATAGCTTCGTTGACTAATTCATCGGCTAGTTTAAGTTGTTGCGCTGTAGTCATTCCTTACTCCTTATACTTTTTGATGAGGTTGATAACGTCTTTTAACATAGGGGGTTTCATTCCACTCCTAATTCTTGTTTAAGCATCTCAATAAAGGTTTTTCTCCACTCACAACTACCCACCATATGCCCATTATCATCTTTGTAGAGCCATTCAATGATGTGGGAGTAGACATCTTCTGGTTTATTACCATCTGGTTGATGTGGACATTCCCAATAGTTTTTTTCTTCGTAGCATTTCTTACAGTTTTTAATTTCCTCCACCTCAACTACACCAAGGGCTATGAGGTTATCTTGGTGCACAAATCCTACAGTTGAGTCTATTGACCTCCATGTACTCATTGTTTTATCCCACTCAAACACCACTTCCCCTACTCGGTACTTTTTGGTTTTATATAGTTTCATTTTGCCCTCCTGCTTCATCCATTATTTCTGTTAAGGTTTTATACTCTCTTGCAATCACCCATTCTGAGTATTTCCTCCAAAACATAAATTTATGCCACCACCTTGTAGGCATTAAGTGAGTAGCTTTTGAGTCTGGATATATTTTCCAAACTCCAACTGGTTTGAAGGTTTTGTCTAGTTTCATACTTCCCCCACATGTTTATATTGTTTACTTCTCATATTTAGCTTCTTTTACCAGGTCAAGCCAGTCGTTGATATCCATAACCACTAATATCGGTCTATAGTTACCGGAAATACACAGCACTGGCGGTTTACCGAATGACGTTTCACCCCTAGCCTGATTCCACCACTCCCACAATTTAACCTTTTCTTGGTTCTTGGCTTCAATAGAGAAGTGACGGTTATAGACGTCCTCTTTGAACTTAACGCCAGAACCAGAACCCGGAGTTCGTATACTCATATCTCCAGTCTTTCGCCGCCACAAACTTGCTATCTTGTTCTCTAATCGTTTACCCTTTTTAATCTTGCTAGTTGCTTTCATCATCTTCTCCGTATAGTTCGTTCATGATCTTCTCGTCTATCTTGGAATACTTGTTTTTTAAGTCCTCGTCAATGAAGCCGTAGTAGTTGTTGCCTTTGCCTATCTCAAGTCCCTTGCGTAGTATTTTTTGGTGATCCCGGTAGTGTTCAGCACAACAATACTTCTTGGATTCCCATTTCCTGTTGTTGAATACTACGTCACAGTCTGGGTGTTTGCATTCGGGCATATTATTGTTCTTTTCTGTGCATTTCTATATGATCTGCTCTATTTGTTATCTGTAAATTCTCTAGTCTGTTGTCTAGTTTGTCTCCGTTAATGTGGTGAACAATCTCCTCTTCTGTTAGTTTTCTACCAATCTCCTGCTCCATAACATATCTATGTTCAAGATACCTTTCTCCGCCAACCATAATTTCTCTATACCCAATCTTATTTGTGTAGCCCCCCTTATAAAGAGGGTGATTGCTTCCCCACATCTCTGGTCTTTTTTTGCCCCTCATGGGGCTTGGCTTGCCGTAGTTGGGATTGTTTTTTCCACTCATCTTTCTGCTTACCCTCCCTCTCATCTCGTCTGTCCATTTAACCCCATCGCCCCTGATCTTCTTCATTTTGTAGTAACATTCCCTTGAACAGTATTTCCTACTACTAGCCTGTGGCTGAAAATCATTCTCACAAACAGGACACTTGATCGGTTTAAGAACGGCGACACGCTTTCCGTTAACAAACTTATACAACTTGTTCATGTGCTATATTTTAGACTAATTAAATCTATATTACGACTGCCAAAATGATTTGGTTCCCACCACATATGAACAACTCCAGGGACTCCAGCTTCCTCCAGCCTGGTCATATATCCTTCGGCCGCAGTCTATGTTGTCTTTCCATGAACCACGAAAGTCCAAATCGCTACACAGATCAGCATTCACATCATTGATCTGCATGGTTCCCCAATCAGTTGAACCGTTGTTGTTTTGGTTTTGACGGGATTGATCGAAGGTGGAGTTCTCACAAGTTCTGATAATGGTTATGGCGTTGGCTGCTTCGTCGCCGAACTTCTCCACTAAATAAGCCATGATTTCGCACTTCTCGCTCTCACAACCGATGGTTTTCTCTACTGGAACTTCAACTGGGGTTTCTACTTTAATAATCATTGCGTCTGATAACGGGTTATAAAACTCCGGTTTTTCCCGATTCTCGAATAACACTATTCCGAGAACAATGAGTAGGGCGGTAATAATTATTAAAGCTGCGTGGTAGTAGTGCTTGTCTACTGTCTTCCTGCGGTAGGGCATATTGGTACTCTCTCTAATTTATTTAGTTGTACCATGCCCGTTATACACTGTCAAGCCCCTTTTTTCCTGCCTGGATAAGCCTAACTGCGTAGTAGATCTTTACTCCCTGTTCATTCATAAGCCAGCGCGCCACTTCGGTATCGCTGTCACCTTTTTGGAGCCGTCTTTTAACCTCCGATTTTAGTTGTGGAGTGGGGTGCTTGTAGCTTATAAACTTACCGGTTTCGCTATCGTGTTTTGGTTTCATATTAATCCATATTGTTTATAAATATAATTATTGCCAGCAGAGCCGTAAGGTTCCACATCCACCAGCCGTAAAAGAAGGTAAAGAACCAGGCCGCCATCATGCTAAACGGCGTGGTAATAATTGCGCCGAAGAAGCCGATACCGCCCCACACTTCAGACCAAAAGTAGAGAGTGGAGAAGTAATAGATAAGTACAATTGCGCCAGAGAATACCCACAGAGCTTTTTTCATAGTTATCCTTTACAAAATGATCCGTCTGCATTCTTCGTGGGACACGCCCAGAAAGCATACGGTTTACCTGCTTTAGATACTCCAGTCTTCCAGATCTTGGGTGTGCCGTGGACGCTGCACTTCTCAGGTTCCTGCGGTGGCGGTGTGGCGTCGTTCTCCTGCTTCTCGTGGTACGTGTCTACCGCGGTCTTAAAACGCTTAAATATCGGTAGTGCTTCTCTGATATTCTTCTCTAAATCGTCGGCGTTGTCAGCACATACGACAAAGCCGGGATTTCCGTTGATAAAGCTGACCTTGTATGTAGGTTCAGTCATAATTGCTCCTTCCAATAATTTTGTGCAAATCTAACTTCGTCGGCGGCGGTGAATATGCGAGCGTCTTTAATTGTCTGCTCTATCTCATTTTCTGAATAGACAATGCTTCTATTGTTAACGCCGGGAAGATAATCAACCCTAAACCACAGCTTCCTTAGCGATTCTGCCGCACGTAAACGCTCTATGCGCAACAAAAACGCCTTTTTGCGCTTAGAGTGATACGAAGACTCGCCCACATCAGTAACCCACCATAAATGGTACGCCGGATAATTCTTTTTGCTTCTATTCATACTCTTCAAGCTTTTCCTTGTAAGTATTTATTAGCTTTTCCATTACGTCGCGGCGATAGTCCTCAAAGTATTCCGGTACAAAGTCACCAGCTTCTTTGCGGCGCATGTATAGAGCGTATAAAACGTTTGCTAGACGCTGTGTAAGGCTCTTGTCGCCCTTTTCTGTGCTTATTTTGAGTTCCGGTGCGTTTTCCATATCCAACGGTTTTATAAAGCATTCTAGGACTTCGTTCTGCAAGCGCATGAACTCTACCTTTTCCTCATCGGTAAGCTCGGGAGTATTTAAGCGGAAGCCTAATGACCGATCGCTCTTGCTGGTAATGGTTCCCATAGTGGCTTGGAAGTGTAGCGCGCGCATTAGTTCTCTCCGTAGTCTTTAGCTTCGTCTTCTACTGCTTCCCATGTGGTGTCACCAAACTCGTCTTTACACATATCCGGGTGTTCGACTTCGTAATCTTCGTCGTAAACCCTGTCACAGTGAGGGCATATTGAGATACTCATACTAGTCATCCTTCCATTCTTCGTTATAGGCGCGTCGCTCGCTCATAAAGC